GGGTACACATACGTTTAGATCAAGTTGGACAACCACAGGTTTCTCAAGCACTTACGGATTCCAGTCCGTTGGTAATTTAACCAATATAGTTGGAGGTGTTACACCAGGTTTTTATTCTCATGCCAGTAGTGGTTATAGTTTAACTACATTTGATAACGATCAAGATACCAATGGCGGAAACTGTTCTACGTATTATAATAATAACCCATGGTGGTATAGTAGTTGTTGGACGGGAAATTATTTTGCGGGTGGGGGATATCAAGATAAACCGCATTGGACTGGTTCATCATCTGGGAATGCATATAATTATGGAGCAGTTTATATTAAATAAGATATTATGACTACACAGTTAAAAGATATGAAACTTATACTAACTATTTCCGGAAATTTATTAACCCGTGAAGTACAAGATCTAAGTGGGAATACTATTTGGTCAAATGGTGGAGAATATTATGATGATACTATGCCTTCTACCCTTTTAGATGAGTATGAGAATCAAATGAAACAACTGTCCTTTTGGAATATAGTTGAAGTAGAAAAAAATGTATAAATTATGTTTGAAAATAGAAGATGGTTGGTCATACCAACAAGCCTAACAAGCTCAATAGATTTTAACCAAGTATTAGAATCAAATGTAGATTCATTACGTCTATCAACAGATGGCAGTCAAACCTTCATTAAATATGAAATAAACGAAATAACAGCATCATATGAAGAATATTACCCAGATGCAGAAGATCCAGATACATGGCTTACTTCCTCTATCGAGGCAGGTGTTTATGGTAGACCTTCAATTTATGATGAGCAATATACAGAATATAACCATACTGAAATATTGAATTTATTAACTGGTAGTGATTGGACTACAACAGGAAGTTTAGAATAATATGGCTACAGCTGGAGGACCTAACATAGAAAGAGATGGATTAGTATTTGGGTATGATACTAATTACGGTACTATGGGTACTGATGTTGCTTACCGATTTAATAAAGGAGAACCTACAACCAATTTAGTAACCAATCCAGACTTTTCGACAGGAGATTTGACAGGATGGTCTTCAACAGATACATCTAATTCACAAGTTGATACTAGTGAAGTAGCTTTTGAAAATAGGTATTATTATTTTCATAAAAAATGTACATCAACAGGTGCTGGTGGTCATGATAGATTAAATCAAAGTTCTACATATACACTCGATACTTCCCTAAAAACTACTGTAACTATTGATATTTGGATAAACCCATCAAATGCATACAGTATTTCTTTTTACGGATTGGGCTCTACTGCCGATGATACAACTTATAATGAAAAACCTCTAAGTAGCAATAGTAGTGATGTTACAACAATAGATTTAGGTGGAGGCTGGACCAGATACATATACACTTTACAGACTGGTTGGTACACTGGAAGCGGGACTTCATTTAGAGTAGCAGTATATCCAGGTTATAGTGGTACGGGTTTAATGGAATATAAAGTAAAAAGACTTCAAGTAGAGCAAAAAGAACATGCTACTCCATTTGTTAACGGTACTCGTTCATCAACACAATCTATTATAGATTTAAAAAAAACTACAAACATAGATGTATCTAATGTATCATTTGATTCTGATGGACAACCTACGTTTGATGGTACGGATGATAGAATAGATAGTGTAACAGGAATAGGGATAACAGATTATTCTCAACCCTTTACAATGGAATGTGTATTTATGGTTCCTACAGGAGCTACTTGGGCAAATGGGTTTAATAGTAATATATTTTCAATTGCAGGTAGTTATGCAGGTCAATACGGATTTTATAAATATGGAACAACTAATATAGGATTCCAAATAAGAGATGCTAGTACAGGCACTTACCCTGCTACTGCTGGACTTACAAGAGATACTTATCACCATATAACAGCTGTTTTTCAAGGAGGGTCTGGTTTGGTTTTATATAAAAATGGAGTATCTGTATCTAATTCGACAACCTCTTTTTCAGGAGCACCTGATAGTACAAATTTATATATAGGTGGGCAGAGAGCATTTGGTGGAAATGTTGGAAGCTGGTTTCAAGGAGAAATCCCAGTAGCTAAGTACTACAACCGAGCACTCTCAGCACAAGAAGTACAACAAAACTACAACTCATACAAAAACAGATTTAATATATAATGTATTCAGGACCACACATAAAACAAGATGGATTAGTATTAGCCTTAGATGGTGCTAGTAGACGATCAACTTTAAAAGCAACACAGGTAAATAATATTTTACCTGATCCTGGAAATTGGGCTACAGGTACTGGAGGACAATCTGGGTACGGTGGTAATGGTAGTTCATCTGAACAGAACAGAGTATTAGTAACTGATGATCCATGGGGTAGAAATTCTGTAACCTGGAGAACAACACCGGATGCAACATCTGGTGCTGATGGGGGTTGGAATAGTTCATATTACCCTATAGACAATAATTCTACTTATAGATATTCTGTGTGGGTTAGGAGATATACTGCAGGTACAGGAGGTACTTTCTATATGGGAATGAACCCCGCTCCAATTAGAAATGATAATAATGCATCTCAAGGAAATCCATATTTTACCTACCCTTCAATTGCATCTTTAACACAAAACCAATGGTATCTAGTTGTAAGTCATGTATTCCCTCATACCTATACAGCAGGATTAAGACACCCTGACTCTGGTTGGTATGAAAACGGAGTAAAAATATCAGATAAAAGTTATGGAAATATAGGAGGACAAGATTCAAGATGGGCTTCAAGTACCACATCCGCAATGCATAGATCATACCATTATTATACTACAAATGTAAATTCCGGAATAGAATTTGCATATCCTAGGGTAGATAAAATAGATGGGAAGGAGCCATCTATAAAGGAACTTATAGAAAAAGGTGAATCGGGTTGGTCGGATTTAATTAATAAAAATACTAAAGCCAACACCTATAATGGTATTAATTATACTTCTAATGGAAAAAAAAGTTCTTTTACATTCGACGGTACAGATGATTACTTGTATTTTAATACAGATATTGGTATTGCATCTAATAATCAAGGATGGGCAGCAGAATATGTATTTAACACCAACTCAGCATCAACACTTCAACATTTCAACTCAGCAGAAGCCGATGATTTTAATGCAAATTGGTTAGCTCTTTTAAGCAGCAAATTAGCAGTTTGGGATCACGGTCAAGGAGTGTGGAAATATGGAAGTACGGTTTTTCAATCTAATACCTGGTACCATATCACTTTTGTACAGGAATCGGGAACTAGTATGCAATTTTATGTTAATGGAGTAGCAGAAGGAGGTGATCATGCATCTTTTATCTGGTCTTCTAACTATAGTGCTCTTAAGACTAGATATATTGGAAGATATGAATATAACGGGGGGTATAGCAGATATTTTAATGGAGAGATCCCTATAGTTAAAATGTATAACAGAGCACTCTCAGCACAAGAAGTACAACAAAACTACAGAGCCTACAAAAATAGGTTTGATATATAAAATAAAGTTCTTATATTTATAATAAAAGATTATGGCAATACAGTTAAAAGGTACCCTTAATACAGTTGCAGGTCCGACATCTGAGTCGTACTTAAGGATAGAGTTTGTCAAGTTTAAACCCTGGATGGGTGAGATAGAATATAATCCTATATTATTTAGAAACCCACAAGAAGCTGAAATGTCAAGAATTCAGTACTATGAAGATGATACTCCTTTTGGAACTTATATAGTACCATTTCTTAGCATGAGTTTAGAGTCTGGTAGTTATTCTGGTTCGTTACAATTAGATGATTTAATTACCCTTCCTCTTACTGGAGCTTTGCAAGATATTACCATAAACCACTATACACAATCAGTGGTAACTAAAAGTGTAGAAGTCACTGATTTTGATGAAGACGGTAATGAAGTTACAACTACCGAAACTATTAAATGGAGAGCTCAAACAGTATATAGTCAATCAATAGAACAAAAACATCCTATTGAACTAGATCGTTCAGGAAGTCTACTTGAACAATGTTATTCTCATTACAAAGGCATTCTAGCAGAACAAATACCTGCTGAAAATATATTAGATGCTTAAAATTAAACAAAAAAGGTTATATCATGAAAGCAATTTGGGTTTATGAAAATACTAAAGGGCTAGATAGCTTTTATAGTAGATTCAACACTACATTATTTATAGCATCTGTATGTCTTTGGAAAAAGTACCATCCATCACATAAGACGGTTATATACTTAGATACTATGACCTATAATAAATTCCTTCCTTTAGATATTTTTTATCTTTGGGATGAGGTAAAACCTTTAGAATATAACGAAAGAATCAACAGAGATCAGTTATGGTCTGGTTGCAAATCTAAAATAGTATCGCAAGCAACTGAACCATTTGTTATAATTGATCACGATTTTTTAATTTTTAAAAATATTGATGAACATTTAGACGATAGTATAATCTATTCATACGATGAAGATATGTCGTCATGGTATATTAATCCTTGGGATGAGCATAATAAGAGACTTACTAATCCTATAGAGTTTCATCAAAATCAAGCAGCTAATGTAAGTTTACTTTATATACCTGATCCTGCATTTGCACAAAGATACGGTCAAAGAGTAATTCAAAACCATACAGAATTTACACAGTTAGTCGGAAAAAACATACATTCAGGATACTTAACTATATCAGAACAGTATATGTTAAAAGATTGGTTAGTTAAAGAAAATATTAAACATAAGACTCTTAGTAAAAATATATTCTGCTGTAAATCCTATGAATACTCACAGGATCTTAACGACATTGGAATTTGGGATCTAGAAGAGACTAAGAAGTACTATTTTCATTATGGAGTTAATAAACGTAATGTATTAGATAATCATTCTAAATTTAGATATGATGAAACTATACAGTATCTATATAGATGTATAAATGCATCTAAATTAATTAACATAGAGTACCTAAATGATAAATTAACAAGATTTATATACAATAGATGAAAAATTTAGGAGTCGATATAATATACGTTATTACCCGAACGGAAGATTATGTACGAATACAAAATCTAGAAAAAGAATTAAGCTTTATTAAAAATTTAAATCTAAAAATAATACCAGCAGTTACAGGTGAATCCCTAACCAGTATACCTGATTTAATTGATAATAAAACTCTATTTCCTGTTTTTACAGATCCTGCAGGCCTTCTTACTAAAAATATTATTGCAACAGCTTTATCGCACAAGAGAGCAGTACAGACCTTTTATGATTCAGAATATGATAACTGTTTAATATTAGAAGACGATGCTAAAGTAAGTAAACATTTCTGGCAAGATTATTGCAACGGCAATTTTGCAAAATTTATTGAAGACACTAAAAGTAGCGATTATGATGTAGTATTTTGGGGTAGAGAGACATACAAGTACGATTCGACTATTAAATATAGAAAACCCATTACAGATAGTTTGTATGAAACTTGGCTAAATACAAATGAGTACGGTGCACATGCATACCAGATTAGCAGAAAAGGAGCAGAAAAAATACTAGATCAAATATCGCCGATTAAATTTGCTGCAGACGTATTCTTAGAATCATGTGACCTTATAAGGTATTCTCCCGAATATTGTTACTTCTACCAAGACAGAGGTTACTTATCAGATTACCATAGAAATCAAATTAAGTTACACGTTAGCACATTAGGTGTATCCAATCGTGCTAGTTCTACAAGAATAGATTTATATGAAAACTATATGACTATAGATGATTTACGTCATAGACGAAATGTAAGAGAATGTAAAATATATCAAGATATACCGATAGAAAAAATAACATTTAAATCTAGAAAACTACCCAACGGCGATGTAGTCGACAATTGGGCTAGTATACACTTTCTTAGAAATTAACCTATTTATATATAAAAGCAAACTATTATGATCACATACGAATGGAACTGCAGAACTTTAGATACATACCCTACTGCTTCTGATTCACAAGACCCCGTAAACACACAAAACGATGTTGTATTTAACGTACATTGGGCATTAAATGGATCTATCGAAGTAAGCGGTTCTACTTATAGAGATGGAGTAATAGGGACTCAACAACTTTCTACATCTGATCTATCATCGTTTACTTCATTTGATAGTATTACACATGATGAGATTATCGGATGGGTAACATCTTCGATGGAATCACCAGAAGATAGTGATCCGGTAACTACAATTAAAAATCGAATTTCAAGCAGCTTAGCTGAAAGAATTAACCCTACTGTTGTTACAAAATATTTAGACTAAAAGTTGTTTATTCAAATATTTATTACTATATTAAAATTATATTAATCGATTAATTAAATTAAATTATGGCAAATCAAAAGTTAACTCAAGAAGAGCTTAGCCAGTTATCAGAACTTCAGCAAAAGAACGCTGCACTTGTTCAAGAGTTAGGACAAATTTCTCTAGCAGAAATTAATCTAGACGACAGAAAAACTAGAGCAGAAGAATTCTTAGCTGAATTAAGACAATCAGAGACAGACTTAGTAAAATCTTTAGAAGATAGTTACGGAGTTGGATCTATTGACTTACAAGCTGGTGAGTTTATTCCGGCACCTAAAGCCAAAGAAGCTGCTACTGAAACAACAGTAGAGCCAGCAGTTGTAGAAGAGGCAAAATAAAAAACTTTTACATACTTAGTGCAAAGGAGGGTTTTACATCCTCCTTTCCTATTTATTATAGAGAAGTAAAACTTTTTTGACTGTACTGTTTTACATTCCCGAATGATATTTATAATAAAATTTAAATAAAATAGACCAACATGGCAGAAACTATCATCTCACCAGGTGTATTTGCAAGAGAAAATGATCTTTCCTTTATCAATCCTGCTCCAGTAGAAGCTGGTGCAGCAATCATCGGACCAACAGTAAAAGGACCAGTTGAAGAACCAACTATCGTTACTTCATATAATGAATACGTTAGAAAGTTTGGAGAGACTTTTACTTCAGGATCAACTAAGCAAGAATTTTTAACCTCAGTAGGGGTAAAAAACTATTTCCAACAAGGAGGAAATTCAGTATTAGTAACCAGAGTAGTAACAGGTTCATTTACATCTGCAACATCAACACACATTTCATCTTCAGCGGACGGTTCCGTACAACCTTTTGTTATTAAAACATTAGGTCAAGGAGAAATCTTTAATGCATCTACCGGGCTTACATCTCCAGGTACTGAAATCGCAGGCAGCGGTGGAGTAATTACCTCAGGATCAGCAGATAATATTAGATGGGAAATTCAAAATGTAGATAACAAAAAAGGTACATTTACATTACTGGTAAGAAGAGGAGATGATAGCCACAATAACAAAATTGTACTAGAAACATTTAATAATTGTTCATTAGATCCAGAATCAGATAATTATATCGAAACTAAGATAGGTACTCAGTATAAATCAAAAGCTACCGATGGAGATAAGACTTACATCAAATCTTTTGGTGAGTATATAAATAAATCTAATTATATCTATGTTTCAGCAGTAAATTCTCAAACAACTGGATACTTACTTAACGATGGTGTAACAGTAGGATCAGATACGGATGGAGCTTCATATTCAGGTTCTTTACCAATAGTAGAATCTGGTTCTTTCCACGGTGCTGCTGGTTCTAATGCAGTTGCTAATGCTAACTACGGAACAACAATCTCTAACAATAATTCACAGGGATTAAAAGCTGCTAACTATAACGATGCTATTTCAATCCTAGGTAATAAAGATGAGTACTTATTCAATATAGTATCTACACCAGGATTAATATATGAAAACTCAGATCAAGCAGGAGCTTTAAACAGTGTAATTACTTTAGCAGAGTCTAGAGGAGATTGTATCGCAGTAGTAGATTTAGATAATTACGGTTCAACTGTAGCAAATATTACATCAACAGCTACATCATTAAATAGTTCATATGCAGCTTCATACTGGCCTTGGGTACAGGTAAGAATGGCAACAGGAAGAAATGCTTTCGTACCTGCATCATGTGTTATACCAGGAGTGTATGCATTCACAGATAATAGTTCAGCACCTTGGTTTGCACCTGCTGGATTAGTAAGAGGTGGAGTAGTTGGAGTAATTCAAGCAGAACAGAAACTTAATAGAGGTCAAAGAGACTTATTATATGATGGTAAGATTAACCCAATTGCTACTTTTCCTGGACAAGGCATTGCAGTATTTGGTCAGAAGACATTACAAACTAAAGCTTCTGCTTTAGATAGAGTCAATGTAAGAAGGTTGTTAATCGAACTTAAAAAGTTCTTAGGAGATCAAGCTAGAAACTTAGTGTTTGAACAAAACACAGTAGCAACTAGAAATAGATTCTTATCAGTAGTTAATCCTTACTTAGAATCAGTTGTACAAAGACAGGGTCTTTATACATTTAGAGTAGTAATGGATGATACAAACAACACCGCAGATGTTGTAGATAGAAATCAATTAGTAGGTCAAATCTTTATTCAGCCAGCTAAGACTGCAGAATTTATAGTTCTTGACTTTACAGTTGAACCTACAGGTGCAACATTTAACGGATAATTTTTAATTAACGATATTTATAATAAAGTAAATACAACATGGCAGTATTAGATCCAAACGAAATAATGTTTAAAGCCTTTGAACCAAAGGTACAGAACAGATTTGTAATGCTTATCGATAACATTCCTTCCTTTATGGTAAAGAATGTAAAAGCTCCTACTTTTACCGATAACGTAATCAAATTAGATCACATCAATTCATATAGAAAAATTAGAGGAAAAAGAGAATGGGACGATATGACCATGACTCTATACGATCCAGTAACTCCTTCCGGAGCTCAAGCAGTAATGGAATGGGCAAGACAAGGATATGAATCTGTAACTGGAAGAGCTGGATATTCAGACTTCTATAAGAAGGATTTAACACTTAACATATTAGGACCTGTTGGTGATATCGTAGGAGAGTGGATCATCAAAGGAGCAATCTTAACTAACGGAGACTTTGGTCAGTATGACTGGACATCTGACGAGGCTGTGGAAATCAGTATTACTGTAGCAATGGATTATTGCGTCTTGAATTACTGATGTCGCATACTTAACTATTATTTTTTAGTAATTAAGCCCTATTTATTATTAGATAGGGCTTTTTTTATGGAATATATTCAACTTATTAGACAGGCATTAGGTAAACAAAGAAACAAAAAAGATGGTTACTACGAAGCACATCACATTATACCAAAGTGTTTCGGTAAAAAATCTTCAACAGTTCTTTTAACACCGGAAGAACATTTTGAGGCACATAGACTTTTAGCAGAATTTTGGAAAGATCATTCTACCTACGGTAAAAAAATGTTATGGGCATTTCATAGATTATCATATGACGGTAAAAGAAAACTAACCAAAGAACAGTACGGCGAAGCTAGAAGAGTATTACAAGATTTATGGAAAGCTAATAAAACCTTATCTCACAAAGAAAAGATTTCTTTAGCAATGAAAGGTAACACTAATAACTCCTCTAGGGTATTTAAAGGTATGAAATCAGATATTACTGAGGAAGGTAGAAAAAAACTTTCTAAAAAAGTATCTGAAAGATTAAAAGGAGGAAAGCAGTGGTACGGTGGACCCTATACAGTTGAGTTTGAAGACGGGAGAACCTTTACAGCCGTTTCCTACCCAGAGTTAAGTAAACTTAGTGGAATTAAACAATCTACTCTTATTAGAAGAGGATTAGATAATAAAGGTAAAATGATGAAAGGTTGGAAAATTGAATAATTTATTCCGGGTTTTTTGTTGTCTATAAAGTTTATTTTTCGTATATTTATATATAGAATAAGTTATAACTTAATAAAATTTATGGAATCACAATTTAAACTACCTACTGAAACGGTAGAACTACCATCAAAAGGATTACTTTACCCTGAAGATTCACCTCTAGCAAGTGGTCAAATTGAAATGAAATACATGACTGCTAAAGAGGAGGATATTTTAACTAATCAAAACTACATTAATAACGGAACAGTTATTGATAAACTACTTAAATCTCTTATAGTTACAGATAATGTAAATTATGATGATATTCTCATTGGCGATAAAAACGCTATTATGATGGCAGCTAGAGTACTATCTTATGGAAAAGACTACACATTTAATACTTTAGGTAAAGAGGTGACTGTAGATTTAAGTACATTAGAAAATAAAGAAATTGACTATTCGATATTTAAGGATAGGCAAAACGATTTTGCTTTCGAATTGCCTAACACTGATAATACTGTTACTATTAAGCTTTTAACTCATAAAGATGAGCAGATTATTGATAGAGAAATACAAGGTAATAAAAAACTTAATAAAGAATCTTCTACAATAACTACTTCAAGATTAAAACATATGATAACATCAGTTAATGGAAGTAGAGAAAAGAAAGATATTAGAAATTTTGTAGATAATTTTCTACTAGCTAAAGATGCAAGAGCTATACGAGAATACTATGCTAACATTTCACCGGATGTTAACATGGTCTACTACGACGACGGGAGAAAGGAGGCTGTAGATATCCCAATAGGGATCGGGTTTTTTTGGCCTGACATTACAGCATAGAGAATATATTTTTTCGCAAATACATGACATACTATTTTACGGTAAAGGCGGCTACGACTGGTTTACAGTATATAATATGCCTATTTGGCTTCGTAAATTTACTTTTAATAAGTTGAGAGAATACTATGAAAAGCAAAATGAAGAGAACGATAAAGCTATTCAAGAAGCAAAAACTAAAAACTCCGGTAAAATTAAAAGACCTACATTCACTACTAAGGCTTCTAAATAATAGAGGCCTTAGCTATTTATAGTATATAGCACTGTACTATGGCTGATGATAATTTAAATATAGACGACCAAAATATAAAGAGAGCAGAATCTATTAAAGATTCTATGCTCGAAATTAAAGATGCAGCACGTGCAGCTAACACAGCTTTAAGGGAACAAGGCGAGATGTTAGCTGATTATGGAGGTGCGTTTTCCGGTATAAGTAGAAGTGCTTCTAAAGTTGCTGAAATACAAAAAAAAGCTGCTGTCTCTTCTAAAGCAACCGCCCTTGCAACTGCAGAACAAGAGAAAAATTTAGCTAAAGTACAAACATTAAATGTTAAGATAAATGATCTTTACGATAGAGCAGCTAGATTAACAGGAGATGCAAAAGATGCTGTACTAGATCAAGCAAGAAATTTAACTGCTGCAAGAGATAATGCAAAATCATTAGCAGATACATACGGTGATATAGCAGCAGATGCAGCAAAACTAGATGCACGTACATCCTTCTTTTCAGGTATCTCTAATGTCGTCAGCGATATACCGGGATTACGTAAACTTTCAGGACCTTTTCAAGATGCAGCAAAAGCAGCAAGAGAAACAGTACTTTCTAATCAAAAGAATGGAAAGAAAGTAAGTGTATTAGGAGCAGGGATGAAAGGATTTGCCAAATCTGCAGCCTCTAGTGCAATGAATTTTTTGAAATCAGGTGGATATATAGGTCTTATAGTAGGAGGGGTTAGTGGATTAGTTAAATTAATGCTAGCAGTAGATAAAAACTCTGCTAAAACTGCCAAGTCCTTTAATATGACTAAAGAGGAGGCAGCAGCTACTGCATTCGAATTCCAAAAAGCTGAAAAAAATGTTAATTACTTAACTTCTAGATTAGGTAAAGGATTAGAATTAGCTAGAGGATTTGCTGATGCTACAGGGATGGTTAATACTAATACAGAAGTATTTAACTCTTCTCTTGATACACTCAATAATAAATTTGGATTATCAGCAGAAGCTACTAACCAGATCGCTAAGGACCTCATAGCATCAGGACAGAATACAAAAGAATTTGCAAAAGAAGCTTTAGGAGCAGCAGAAGCATTCGAAATGCAAAATGGATTTAACATACAATCCCAAGCCATTATGAAGGATGTTGCTTCCGCCTCAGCAGCATTTAAAATTAACTCTGGATTTTCAGCTCAAGCATTAGGTAAAGCAGCAGCACAAGCAAGAAAAGTTGGACTTTCTTTCAGTCAATTAGAAAGCATATCTGAAAGTTTATTAGATTTTGAGAGTAGCATAGAAAACGAAATGACTGCTCAATTAATGACCGGTAAGGAATTAAATTTAGACAAAGCTAGGATGGCTGCACTAAACGGAGATCTAGCTACTGTAGCTCAAGAAATAAGCAAGCAAGAAGCAGTTCAAGAAGCATTTGCTTCTAATAATGTTTTAGCTCAACAATCAGTAGCTAAAGCTTTAGGTATGTCAAGAGAAGAGCTAGCCAAAATGTATACCGACCAGAAAGCATTAGAAGCATCAGGTTTTTCATCCGCAGAGGCTAGAGAAGAAGAATTTAAAAGGCTAGAGAAAATTCACGGTACCCAAAAAGCTTTAAAAATGATTGGGAATGAAGAATTTACTCGACTTAAAAATAATATCTCATTTCAGGACAAAATAAATAACCTTACGGAGAACCTGAAGAGTATTTTTATGACCTCTATAGAGCCTACTGTAGCTAAAATAACAAGCTACTTAGAGTCCAATCCTGAATTTATTAATAATATAGTAGATAAAGTAAAATCTTTTGCTGAATCTCTCGGAGGCCCAGAAGGGAAGATAAATAACTTATTAGATACATTTACAAACGTAAAAAATGTAGTATCTGGTTTAGGTATGATACTTAATGCTACGATGGTACAGCCTTTAAAAGTTGCTTACCATACGGTTATGGCTACCTATAAAGGTTTACAAGCAGCTTATTATGCTACAACCCTCCAATTTGATAAGGCCAAACAAGCTGGCGCAGAAGCAGTAGATCATAGCGCACTAATAACTGCTAATGCTCTAGATATAGGTACAGGTATTGCTGCCGGTATTGGAACTATGTCTGGTGCAGAAAATTTAAACGCAACCGGAATCTCGGATGCTTATAAAGGCACAGGAGGAGTATCCGGAACTTTAAACGTTAAAGATTTTGTATTAAAGCCCTTGAATGAGGATACTATCACAATGGCTGGCGGAACAAAATTAGGGGGTAACGTAGAAGCATTACTAGAAAAATTGATTACTGTAGTTTCTAACGGTGGAAATGTTTACTTAGATGGAAGCAAAGTAGGAGAAACATTAGTACTAAATTCCAAACTTAGCAATTAATAACTATTTATAATAAAAATAATAATATGTCACTATTAACTAAATTAAAAGAGTCTGTATTAGGATTAAAAGGTCAAACACCTTTAACTAGGGATGCAGCTAAGAATACTTCTACTCTACACTATAACTCATCTATCACCGATGAACCGGATATTCTAGCTAAAGAATCTAGATTAAGCTTAAAAGGAAAGAAACCTGCTAATAACTACTTAGACAACCTTCCAGAAAAAGGAATAAAAGATAGAGCTAGAGATATTACAGGTTAACTAAAACTTATTTCTTCTCATGCCTTTAATTAATATACAGACTGACCTTAAGAATTTATCTTACGGTGAATTTGGAGCTCAAGATCCTTTGGTTACTAAACCAATAGATGGTAGCGCAAGTTCGTCCGGTATCGAATTGGAAGGTGTTAAACGAATAGACGATGCTTTAAGAATAGGTAAATTATTAACCACCACTCCAGCTGCTTTAAAATTTGCTGCTAATCAAGCTACTTTAAATACTCTAGAGCAGAGAATAAAGAGCGATAAAAAAGGTACTTTAGCAGGTGATATCCTAAGAGGTGTAGCATCTACTGCTAAAATACTAGCATCGACCTTAGCCCAAGTACCAGTTTCTGGTACCGGAACACATTTTGTTAAAGGATTCGCAGGTAAACTAGGTTACTTACCGGGTGTACAGGGGCATATAGAATATAAAAATAATAGAAACCAAGACGGGAATATAACAACTACGGGTAAAATAGAAACCTCAGGTGATTTTACTCAAAATAAAAGTAATATAGTTTTAGACTATTTTGCTAAACCTAATAATGAACCAAACAGAGCTGAAAAGTTTAGAAATACAAGCAATTTACCTACTACTCCAGCTTTTAAAGGATCTTTCAATGATATAGAAACAAGAGGATACTTTTCTACTACAAGTTCACTTACGGATAGAAATAACGAATTCCTGATAAACAAAGATGCAGGATTCAACTATACTGACCCTTCTACTGCATTTGATGTAATAACTGCTAAAGCACCACAAACTAGTTCAATAGAAGATGTTAGTTCTATAGATGAACAGACCGAAAAAGAGTTTCACGATTTAATAAAGTTTAGATTTAAAATTATTTCTCCCCAAACAACAGTAGGGGGTGAACCAACAGTTACACATTTAAACTTTAGAGCATTTTTAGATTCTTTTAGTGATGATTATTCTGCTGATTGGAATTCATTTAAGTATATAGGTAGAGCAGAAGATTTCTATACATACTCTGGGTTTAGTAGAAGCATACAGTTTGGTTTTAAAGTAGCAGCTCTATCAAGATCAGAAGTAGATCCTCTTTATAATAAACTTAATCTATTAGTAGGTCAAATGGCACCGACATATGTAGGAAGTAGTTTTATGAGAGGAAATTTCGCTACAGTAACTATAGGAGATTACCTAATTAGTCAAACCGGATTTTTCAGCAGCGTAAATTTGAGCTGGAACACTGACTACCATTTTGGCGGTAGAAATGAAGATGCTGAACTTCCTCATATTTTAGATGTACAATGTCAGTTCCAACCAGTACATAGTTTTAACTCTCAATTTGGTGAAAAGTACATTAATAATGTAGGTAATACATTAATATAATATGAACAGGTACAAAAATATACAAGTAAAAAAAGACTCTGAAGGAACCAGGTACTATAGAAATACTATATTTCCTGAAATTCCTTTAAGTTCTGATGATATTTACGCTATTACAACCGCAGGTGATAGATATGATACGTTAGCTCTACAGTTTTATAATAATGCTTCTTTATGGTGGATAATCGCCGGTGCGAATAATTTCAAAAAAGACTCATTAGCTGTTAAACCAGGTGTACAGATAAGAATTCCTGCAGATCCGTCTAACGTTATCAACCTTTATAACAAATTAAATAATGAAAGATAATGTCAGGAGGAAAAGCATTTGGTATACCGATAAGTTCTGGCGTTTATAGACAACTAGAAGCTAGAAAAGACTTATTAAAAGATAACAGTAGGGTATTTGAAAACAATATGCTCTTAAATAATAAAGGAGCATGGGTAAGAGTTGTATCTTCTGTTAATACAAAAACAGATGAAAAAGAAACAGAACTTACAGAAGGATTAGCTTCTAATTTTATACTACAAGGAGGAGTTTTAAAAAACAGCAAAGACGATAAAGGAAACTCTACATTAAAAAATAGAGAAGGTTTAAAACTATTAGGTAACTTTCTAGAAAACGATAGTGCGTATACATACGATGCATTAACAGGATTTAGACCTATGATCGGTATAAATTCATTTACAGTACAGTCACAAGGTGCTTACGGTACTTTAAAAAAAGCAGAAATAGGTTTTTCCGTTTGGTCGTTAGAGCAATTAGACGCAGTTGAAAGGTTGTATTTTAGACCAGGGTTTAATATTCTTGTAGAATATGGAGCATCGGCATACTATGACGATAAAGACGGTAATGTATCAACTTTCCAATCTTCATTGACTGAAAAATATTTAAAGAAACAGAAAAAATTATCCGAATTAGAAGTTGAAATCTCAGAATTAGAAGAAAGTACAAGTTATAACTATAGTGCTTTCTTAGGAAGAATTATAAATTTTAGCTGGTCCTATAACAAAGACGGCGGTTTTGATTGTTCAGTATCTATACAAGCAAAAGGTGAAATTGTAGAATCACTTTCTTTATTACTCCCAAACTCTAAAAAAAGCGGTATTAATGAGTTTATAAGTGCTGAGTCTGGTAAAGATAAAGATTTTACTTTTCTCAAAGCATTACACATTCTAAAGAAGAAAGGGGATAACGTAACGTTTATAGAGAAATATGTTAAAGGTCCTGATGGGAAACAAATCACTAAGGAAGATTTTACTTTAATGAGAAGTAACAGATTCAATATAGTAGGTTTAGAAGAAACTGCCACAGGAGATGATGCAAAATATGAACCCGGAACCAGTTATCAAAATTCTTTTGTTTTTATAAACCTAGGCGGGTTACTAGGACTTTGTAACTCTCTTTTAGTACCAGAGAACGAAGACGGAGAAAAAGAAACTCAGTTCCGAATTAATAGATACGAACAAAAACTTTCAAGCACATTTATAACCTTTCCCGGTCATATTGGCCTGAACCCAGGTATCTGTGCTCTAAAACTAAAAGAAGAACAAGGTGTATATTTTTCCGATAGAGATCTATACGGAGGTGTAGCTCCTCGAGAAACTAGAGGACCTGACGGTGAGACAACCAACATTTACAGTATATTAGTTAATGTAGACCATTTAATAAACATTGTAGAAGGTTTTGCTAATGCTAAAATAGATAACTCAGACGCTAATGCTAATGTATTTACATTTCTTAAAAAGGTATTGAGCGATATTAATACTAATTTAGGAGGAATTAATAAACTAGATTTAGATTTAGATAAAAGAGTAAATGAATGGAGATTAATAGATAGAAATTACTATGATCCAGAAACTTCAAGCGGAGATAGTTTTAGTACTTTAGATTTAGTTGGGTTAGGAAGTTTAGTAACTGATTTTAAATTAGAATCAAAGATTTCTGGGGAACTAACAAAAATGTTAGCCATATCAGCAGCTGTTTCTGGAGATGATAAGAGTTTAGACGGTATTGTAAGATATAATGACGGTGTACAAGACAGGTTTAAAAAGAAATTATCCACAGGTCCTTCTGAAAATAAATCTTCTGATGATGAAGCCTCAGATCAAGAAAAACTTAACGAGAAAGCTTTAGATTATGGTCAAAAAGTAGCGGATGTATATAAGCTATATGCTACAAATAAAAAATGGGATAGAGAAGCTTTTAGAAATGCATCAACAGACCATAGCGAATTTACTAAATTAGCTTATAAACATACCCAAAGAGTAAAAAGACAGTCAGGCCGTAAAGCATCCTATAGCGGTATTATTCCATTAAACCTTTCTTTTACGATTGAAGGTATTAGCGGCTTAAAAGTAGGAGAGGCTTTTAAGATTCAGAATAATATTTTACCTTCGAGATATCATAATAAAGTTGGATTTATTATAACAGGTTTAACAGATAGTATTGGAACAGATAATAGGTGGGTTACAGACATAACTACAAAAATGTTCAATTTACCTTCTACTGAAACTCCCGATCCAACATTCTTAGCTGCACAGCAAAAAATACAACAACAAAAAGAAAAAAGAAGTAAACAATCAGAAAAAGAAAACACCACCTCGGGCACTCAATTAAACGTTAGAGCTAAGTACGGTGAACCTGGTGATCCGAAAAACTTTAGTAAGGTAGCAGTACCTAGAGGTTTTAATTTAACCTACGATGGTAAACCTGTTAGAACAATCGGTAATGTTCATAAGGATGTTGCAGATAGCTTAAGATCAGCATTTGACGGTATATTAAAAGAATACGGATCAGCAAAAATTAAAAAATTAGGCATTAATATTTATAGTGGGGTATATAATAAAAGATCTAAGAGAGGAGGTACAACTTGGAGTATGCATTCATGGGGTATAGCAATAGATTTATATGCATCTAAAAATGCTCTTAAAACTAAGTCTCCTAATGCATTATTTTCTAAACCTGAATATGAAAAAATGATTAAGATTTTTGAACAAAACGGATGGTACAGTTTAGGTAAATCAAAAAATTATGACTGGATGCATTTCCAGGCATGGGATCCAAACAGTAAAGAATAACTTATGTGGCTACCAGCATTTAAATATATAAAAGGACTTTTTGCTTTGAGAGGTGAGTTTCTACTTCCCAACGGGGAACCGTATGAAGGTTCGTACCATAAATTGTATAACGGAGAGACTTATACAGGTTCTGCCCCTTCTAAGGATGCTATAAGAATATTTCAAGATGACTCAGAACCTCACATACCATTACCTGAATATGAAGATAAAATAGTTTCTGAGCCAGTTTTCCCTGAACCGGAGGACTATAAGAAAGGATTTTTCCTTAGGTACTTTATTAAAGATACTAGAAATGGGAAAATTATTGAAGTAAACAAACAGACATCCCAAAAAAAATTAGAAGAAAAATACTTTCAGGGTATCTCATTAAAATGGATTTTAGACAAACCGGTAAAAGATATTTTTAATCAGGGATACCTGTACAAAGGAGCAGCTACCAGAAATAAAGAGAATACAACTAAAGCATCTTTAGAGATGAAAGGGTTAGAATTATTTATTGTAGAATTTGATAAGTTTGTAAATATAGAATCAGATGTAGAAGGCTATAAATTTGAAGAACTGCCAAGAACTGAAAAAGTTCGTATAATAAGACAAGTTTCAAATATTCAAATAACACCTAAAGAAAAGCCTCTAAAGAGATTTGAAAAGCCTAAACCTATTAAAAGATCTGTTAAACCTCAACGGCCAACTAAGTTACCAACACTACCTACTAGGCGAACCGGAGGCGGTGGAGGTGGTAGTTCTAGAGAAACTCAATACTTTATTTCTGAAGATCAGGATGAATTTGGAGGAGATAACATAGACGGTACTAACACCTCAAATAATAATCTAACTAGAAATATCTACTATTAGTTGTAAACTAAACTTTTTTTTACTATATTATATAAAAAGGTTTTGTAAGTGTTTTATATAGTAGAAGAAGAATCTAAGTTAGTTAATCTTGAAAATCTTATTAGATTAGGATGTTATGTAGAAGTTATACCTACTCATGACCTATACCATCCTAAACTAACTTCCCCTATAGCGGTATACCTAAGACTATTAAAATCAGATCACGGATTTATTATTCCTATAGATCACGATGAAGGTTTAAATATAAATAAACAACGGGTCTATGAACTTCTTCTTAAGAGTAAAAAACTATATACGGTAGATAAAAAGAAACTTCTGTACCACTTTAATTTACAGGATGCCACAGATTTATCTTTACTTTACTGTATGGTTAAATTTGATAGATTAGAGATAGATAGATCTAATCCTACTATCAACTACTTTTATAATAAGTTCAGAGATAAACCTTTTATAAATCAACTTATTCCTTTAAGTAAATTATACGAATCTTATGAGAACTTTTATGATAAAATAAAATTTGTAATAGATTTTGAAAAACCCTCAGGTTTTGACTTCTATAATAATACTGCAACTAACGTTTTCTACCTAATAGAGCAACATGGTATAGGGGTGTATTACGAACCGTTTGTAGAAACGTTCTCTCCAAGGGATCCACTTTATAATATAGTTGACAATAGAGTATTAACATCATATAACCTATATAATGCTACATCTAGACCCACTAATTCTTTTAACAGTGTTAATTTCGCTGCTATTCCTCACACGGAGAAGCATCGCAGTACCTTCCGACCGCAAAACGATTACTTTGTGGAGTTTGATTTTGATGGGTATCACTTGCGTTTACTTTGCGATCAGATTGATTACCCACTATCAAGCGAATCAGCTCATAAGCAGTTAGCTAAACATTACTTTGGTACTGAAGATATTACTGACGATCAATATAAGGAGGCAAAACAGATAAACTTTCAGGCTATATACGGGAAAATACCGGAGGAACATAAAAATCTTGAAATATTTAAATTAATACAGGAGTACATAGATAACATGTGGTCAGTATTTAAAGAAATAGGAATAGTATGCAATCCTCAATCAGGAAAAGGATTTACAGATGAACTTAAAGATATGCATCCAGCTAAATTAATGAATTATATGATGCAATCGTTGGAAACATCAAATAATATTCGTATATTAAAAGAAGTGCTACGGTACCTAAAGGGTAAACAGACTAAAATAGCAGTATTTACCTATGATGCTATACTCTTTGACTTTAGTAAAGAAGACGGTAAAGAGACTTTAGAAAGGATACAAGAAATCCTGGAAGAAGACGGGAAATTCCCAGTTAAGTTTAAGTTTAGTAAAAATTTAGTTTTGTAAAACAGTTTCATATTTATAATAGAATGCAATCAGTTACAGATTTTTCCATCGAATACGATTTCGATGATGTATATTTAAACGAAGATATGAGCAACAAGCTGTTTTGTACGTTCTCTACTCAAGAAGACCTAGAAGACGTATTAACTACTATACAGGAAAAGTACAAAATTATATATAATAAGATTTTTGTTCTTTATTCAAAGAGTCAAGATGAATACATATGTACTTATAACGTAGACTTTGGAAATGTATCAACATTTTTAGAGAATACTATTCTTGTACATAGAAAAAAAGAAACCAACACCCTTTACACTATTAATGCTTTAAATACTTTAATTAAAGGATTAAATGGAGGTGTATTAGACACAAGTTATAGAGTTAACTGGACAGATTACAGAAACTGTGTACTACTTACTAAAGGACCTGAACTTAAAAGGGTAAATACCAAACTTTTTAAGATAATAGAGTTGGAGAACTGAAAATAAGTTCTTATATTGGTATAATAAGTTATAAATTAAAATTAGTTATATGGACATTAATGCTATTAAGGCTAAACTAGATGCCTTGAACAACAACGGTCAGCAACGAGAGAAAACTGACTACTCCACAATTTTTTGGAAACCTGAATTAGGAAAACAGACAGTACGTATTGTACCTTCTGCTTTCGATCCTGCTTTTCCTTTTAAAGAGTTAAAGTTTCACTACGGTATCGGTAAATACCCTATGATTGCTTTATCTAACTTTGGTAAGCAAGACCCGATTGAAGAGTTCGTAAAAGAACTTAGAAAAACCAACGATAAAGACAATTGGTCATTATCTGGTAAGATTAGCCCTAAAACTAGAATCTTTGCTCCGGTGATTGTAAGAGGAGAAGAAGATAAAGGTGTAAGATTATGGGGTTTTGGAGTTACTATTTATAAATCATTACTTGCTTTAGCAGAAGATGAGGATGTAGGGGACTTTACTGACGTAATTAACGGTTGGGACATGGTAGTCGAGCAGAGACAAGGTAACCCTTACCCAGAAACTACTGTTAGAATTAAACCTAAACAAACACCTCTATCAGATAACAATGATTTAGTTGATACGTGGTTGAAAGAACAACCTAACCCAGTAGAAGTGCATACTGAGTATGACTACGAGTTTATTAAAAAACAACTTCAAAATTATCTAAACCCAGGATCAGCAGAAGAAGAAACTCCTGCAGCAGGTTCTGAAATTACGCCAGAAAGCACAAGTCCTCGAAAGACTGACTTTACATTGGAAACAGCTACTGCTGGCAACCAAGACACAGTTAGCAAATTTGATGACTTATTCAACGAGTAAATATGGCAAAAACAAAACAAGAGGTAACAGCTGCAGCAACAGCTGCTGTTAAGAAGAGTTTTAATCTTGGAAACTTTAAGAAGAAGAAAGGTTTCTCAAATGCTTCTGTAAAATTCAAGGAGCAGGGCTGGATTCCACTATCTAAAGCTTTCCAAGATATAACTTCTCTTCCTGGAATACCAACAGGACATATTACCCTACTTAGAGGACATAGTGATACGGGTAAAACAACAGCATTATTAGAAGCTGCAGTAAACGCTCAAAAGCTAGGTATTCTTCCGGTCTTTATTATTTCTGAGATGAAGTGGTCTTGGGATCATGCTAAAGAAATGGGGCTTAAATTCGATGAAGTTACTGATGAAACAGGTACTGTAATTGATTATGAAGGTCATTTCCTATATGCTGATAGAGGGACTTTAAATACTATCGAAGAAGTAGCAGTATATATGGCAGATCTTATGGATGAACAAGCTAAAGGTAACTTACCTTTTGATATGTGTTTCTTCTGGGATTCTATCGGTTCTATTCCTTGTGATTTATCAGTACGTTCTAACAAGAACAATAATGAATGGAATGCAGGTGCTATGTCTACTCAATTCGGTAATAATCTGAATCAGAAAATACTATTATCAAGAAAGGAAAACTCACCTTTTACTAACACTTTAGTTGCTATCAATAAGGTGTGGACTATGAAACCTGAATCACCAATGGGACAACCTAAGCTACAGAATAAAGGAGGTATGTCTATGTGGTATGATTCTACGTTAGTTATTACTTTTGGTAATATTACTAACCCAGGTACTTCTAAGATTAAAGCTATCAAAGATGGTCTTCAAGTAGAATTTGCTAAACGTACTAACGTTCAAGTAGAGAAGAACCATATTGGAGGAGTACAATCTAGAGGTAGAGTTGTAATGACATCTCATGGATTCATACCAGACGATAAACGAGCTATCGATAAGTATAAGAATGAACATAAAGATCACTGGCTTAAATTAGTTGGTAGTATTGACTTTGATTTAATAGAAGAAGGAGACTTAGAAGAAGAAACTATAACTCCTAATATATTAGATTAATGGCATACGACGATATCCTAAATAACTTAAAAGAAACCCCACCCCGTGAGTTGAACGATCATATCTTGATTGTAGACGCTATGAATATGTTAATTCGTAGCTTTTCATTACTCAAGGCGATGAACCCATCAGGCGCGCATATCGGAGGCCTGGTGGGCTTCCTTCGCTCTTTAGGGTACGTTACTAGGATTTTTGATCCAACAAGAGTAATAATTGTATGGGACGGAAAAGGAGGTTCTGCTAATAGAAAGAATATTGATCCAAACTATAAAGCACAAAGAGCTACTTCTAGAATAACTCATTGGGGACTGTACGATACTAAAGCAGAAGAAACAGAAGCGTTGATAGGTCAACTATTTAGAACTCAAGATTACCTAGAATGCTTGCCTGTTCAACAGCTAATGATGGAAAAATTAGAAGCAGATGATATTATAGCGTATATAGCTAAAAGAGCATCTATATCTAAAGTAAAAAAATGCACAATAGTCTCATCAGATAAAGATTTCTTACAGCTAATTGATAATACTGTAGAGGTATATGCACCAGTAAAAAAGAAGACCTTTACAGAGAGTAATATATTTGACGAACTTAAGGTATTACCGGAAAATTACAATATAGTTAAAGCATTATTAGGTGATAATTCCGATAATTTAGCTGGTGTCAAGGGGTTAGGAATAAAAACTATTCTTTCAGAATTCCCCTTACTTACTAAAGAACCAGATTTGAGTTTGGAGTACGTATATGATATATGTGCGGAAAAGTTAGAAGAGAAAAAAGTTAAAAAGATCTTTCCTAAAATTATTACAGAGTGGGATAGAGTTGAGACTAATTACAAGTTAATGGATCTAAACATTTCTGACTTAGATGATAAAGAGAAAGAGTACGTTATGGATGTACTTAGATCTCCTCTTCCGGACTTACAAACAGGTGCATTTTTAAGGTTATTGGATCAAGATAAAATTGAGGGGATTACTAAAAATACAGAAGGATGGCTTGAAAATTTTAGAAGCTTGACAACAGTAAAATAAGTAAAGTATTAGTTGCTTTTCAACTAAAAATTAATTATATTTAAATAAAGGTTATAACATGACATTAAAATCACTACAACAGTACGGCAAAGGATTTCAATTAAAAGTTTTAGGGTCTCTTTTAACTGATAAAGGATTTCTTCTTAACGTTAGAGATGTATTGACAGATGGATATTTTGATGCAGATTCACATAAGTGGATTATTAATCAAATTACTTCTTACTTTGATAAGTACCATACTACCATTACTATGGACGTACTTAAGGTAGAGCTTCAAAAAGTAGAAAACGAAGTTTTACAAGTAGCTCTTAAAGAGGAATTACGTAACAGTTATCAGGCGTCTCAAGATGATCTGAAATACATACAGGAGGAGTTTACTAATTTCTGTAAAAACCAGGAAATGAAATCAGCAATACTTGATTCAGCAGATCTTCTTAAGCAAGGAGACTACGACGGTATTCGGAATGTAGTAGAGAAGGCTATGAAAGCTGGGATGGATAAAAATATTGGACATGAATATAATAAAGATGTGGAAAGTAGGTATAGAACTGATTACCGTCCTACTGTTCCTTCTCCTTGGCCTGTCCTTAACGATGGAATTCAAGGAGGATTTGGGCCTGGTGATTTAGCTATTGTGTTTGGTAATCCGGGCGGTGGTAAGTCTTGGACTATGGTTGCCATTGCTGCTCATGCTGTCCAGCTTGGTTATAAAGTCAATTATTACACTTTGGAACTCGGGGAAGATTACGTTGGTAAAAGATTTGACTGTTATTTTACAGGGTACTCTATTGATGATGTTAATAAACACCGTAAAGAAGTACAGAAATACGTAGACAATCTTAAAGGTAAGTTGATAGTTAAAGAATATGCTCCTAAATCAGCTTCAGTTAATACAATTAAATCACATATTCAAAAATGTATCGATATGGAGCACAAACCAGATATAGTAATTATAGATTATGTAGATTATTTAAGAGGCCCTTCTAAGGGTAAATCATTCGAAAGAAAAGATGAAATTGATGATGTGTTTATTGCTACCAAAGGTTTAGCAAAAGAACTTAAGATTCCGATACTTACCCCTTCTCAAGTTAATAGAATGGGAGCAAAGGATTCTGTTATTGAGGGAGACAAGGCAGCAGGAAGTTATGATAAAATGATGGTTGCGGATATTTGTCTGTCTCTTTCAAGGCAAAAAGAAGATAAAGTATTAGGTACCGGTAGAGTTCATGTTATGAAAAATAGATACGGCCAAGACGGTATGACCTATAATGTAAAAATGGATACTAATAATGGTCATATTGAATTCGAAGGTAAGACTGACTTAGATAGTTTAGATATGCCGAACGAAAATGGAGTAACTTCCACCCATAAAGCATTAGCACAGAAGTTTTTCAGTGTTGAACAAATTAATAACGAATAAAAGACATATTTATTATAGTATCCTCAAGAGAAAGATCTAAACTCTCTTGGGGATTCACTGTCTTATTAACCAATTAATATATAAAGATATATGAGTTTACTAGAAGAAAGAGTAGTATATAAACCTTTCGAATATCCTAAAGCATTTGATTACTGGCTTAAACAACAACAAGCACATTGGTTACACACAGAAGTTCCGATGTCCCAAGATGTTACCGACTGGAAATCTAATTTAAAAGATCATGAAAAAAACGTAGTCGGTCAAATTCTTAAAGGTTTTGCTCAAACAGAAACGATAGTAAACGATTATTGGTCTACATTAGTTACCAAGTGGTTTAGAAAACCAGAAGTTATTATGATGGGTACAACATTAGGTTCTTCGGAAACTATTCATGCAGAAGCTTACTCTTTACTTAATGAGCAATTAGGATTAGATGATTTTGCTGAATTTTTGGAGGATGAGACTACTATGGCTAAGATAGAAGCGTTAATGACCGTAAGAGATAATCACGACGGTACTCCAAACTGGCATGAAAGAGCTAAATCATTAGCAATTTTTTCTGCTTTTACAGAGGGGGTTAACTTATTTTCTTCTTTTGCAGTCTTATTATCCTTTAAAATGCGTAATAAGTTAAAAGGAGTAGGACAGATAGTTGAATGGTCTGTAAGAGATGAATCACTACATTCAGAAGCAGGATGCTGGTTATTTAGAACTCTTATGCAAGAGCATCCAGAATTTAAAACTGATAAATTAGTAGCGGAAATTCAACAAGCAGCATTATTGGCTTCTAAACTAGAATTTGACTTTATTGATAAAGTATTTGAAATGGGGGATTTAGAAAATCTTTCAAAAGAAGAGTTAAAAAACTTTATCAAACATAGAATTAATACAAAAATGGCAGATTTAGGATTAAAACCTATTATTCCTGCTGAAGAAATTGATAAAGGTGCATTAAAGACTATGAAATGGTTTGATGCTGTAATCGCTGGGAAACAACAAACTGACTTCTTTGCTAATAGGGTAACTAATTACGCAAAAGGTCATATGGAATGGGATGCTAACGCAATGTTTTAAAAAAATATAATTAATGAGTGTACAAGTAGATTACTCCCAATGGGAGGCAGGTAAAGATTATCCTGAATGGATGAATGAAGTTTCGTTAGCAACTGTTTCAAAAGGTTATTTATTACCTAATGAGACACCTAAATTAGCTTACAGAAGAGTAGCAAATAGAGTAGCACAAAGATTAGATAGACCTGATTTAGCGAATAAATTTTTTCGCTATATGTGGAAAGGATGGTTGAACTTAGCCTCCCCTGTACTTTCAAATACAGGAACCGATAGAGGATTACCAATCTCATGTTTTGGAATTGATACACCCGACTCAATTCGAGGTATTGGACTTACTAATGCTGAACTCATGAGATTAACCTCTTTAGGTGGAGGAGTAGGAATTGGATTATCGAAAGTAAGAGGTAGAGGTGAAAAAATAGGCAAAGACGATATGGGCCAATCTGAAGGGATAGTTCCATGGGCTAAGATCTACGATTCTACTATTATTGCTACAAATCAAGGAGCAGTTAGAAGAGGAGCAGCTTCAGTAAATCTCGATATAAATCACCCAGATATAGAAGAATTTTTAGAGATTAGGAGACCTAAAGGAGACCCTAATAGACAGTGTCTAAACCTACATCAATGTATTGTAGTGGATGATAACTTTATGCAAAAATTAGAGCATAGAGACGCTGAGGCAATGAGAATTTGGGTTAAAATACTTAAGTCTAGAGTAGAGACTGGTGAGCCATATATTATGTACCATGATAACGTAAATAATGCTAATCCACCAGCATATAAGAAGAATAATTTAGACGTTTCAATGACAAATATCTGTAGTGAAATTACTTTACATACAGATGAAGAACATAGTTTTATTTGTTGTTTATCTTCTGTTAACCTTACTAAATGGCATGAGTGGAGAAATACTGATTTAGTAGAAACTGCTATATACTTCTTAGATGGAGTACTAGAAGAATTTTTAGCTAAAACTTCCGGAAGAGAATCTTTAGTTAGGGCCCATAGAAGTGCTAAAAAAGGAAGAGCAATTGGACTAGGAGTTTTAGGATGGCATACTTTCTTACAAAATGAAAGAATCCCTTTCACTTCTATCGCTGCAACTTCACTTACTCATCAAATATTCTCAGATATTAAACAGAAAGCAGAAAATGCTTCTAGGAAATTAGCTGATGAATACGGAGAACCAGTTTGGTGTAGGGGTACAGGTATGAGAAATACACACGTAATGGCAATAGCGCCTACGGTCTCTAATTCTACTATAGCCGGTGGAGTATCTGCTGGTATTGAACCTATTCCTGCTAATATCTATACTTTTAATTCTGCTAAAGGTACTTTTATTAGAAAAAATGCAGCTTTAGAATCTTACTTAGATCAGAAAGGTGCTAATACTGAAGAAGTATGGGATCAAATTATGAAAGATAGAGGATCTATTGCAAACCTACCAGAAGATATTATGCCAGCAGAAGATAAACCTATCTTCTTAACTTTTGCTGAAATAAATCAGCTGCAATTAGTTGAACAAGCTGCTGCTAGACAGAAGTATATCGATCAAACCCAATCTTTAAATTTGGCTTTTGATCCTACAGATAGTCCTAAGTTTATTAATGAGGTACATATGACTGCTTGGAGACTTGGAATAAAGACCTTATACTACTTAAGAACAGATTCAGTAATAAATGGAGATATAGGAAGTCGTACTAGCACAGATTGTTTGAGCTGCGACGGTTAAAATAAAGTTATGATATTATCAATTTTTTTAGGATTAGTCCTAATAGGAGTAGTATTCTTTTTTCTACATAAAATTAAAAAGTTAAAAGAAGACTTCGAAGCACAGAAACGGTTTATTAAAATAGATGCTAAAAAAAGGTCCGGGGCAGTACAATGGGGAAAAACTATAGAACACTTTGTTCCTTTTATGTCTAATTTTCCTGTTCCTGTTGAGGACTGTACATTCTTAGGTATGCCTATAGACTACGTAGCATTTACAGATACAGGAAGTAAGACCAAGTGTGCAGTTCATATTATAGAAGTTAAAAGCGGCTCTTCATTCTTAATGTCTAAACAAAAAAATATTAAGAAAGCGATAGAAGAAGGTAGAGTACATTGGCATGAAATAGCAGTTGATGGAAATACTGTTAAATAAAGTTGGAATTCTAAATAAATTATATTATATTATATTATGGTAAAAGCTATAAAATTTTACGCAGATTGGTGCGGTCCCTGCAGAATGTATAGTAAAGTATGGGATAAGGTAAAAGAAGAACTAAAAGAAGAAGTAGAGTTTGTAGATGTTAATATTGAAAAAGACCAAACAGGTTTAGCAGCTCAATATAGAGTACAGTCTATACCCTTTACTGTTATTATAAAAGATGGTGAAGAAGTTTCTAAGGCAGGGCTTCTAAAACAAGATCAATTAAAAGAATTAATTTTAAAATAAGTTATATAAATGTTACGTAAACCAGATTCAATACCAACTAGTGATACTATTATTCAAGATCCTAGTATGGAACCCTTTTTTATTAGTAAATCTTCAACAGGAGGATACACCGTATATGAGAGAGTAATTAAAGGAGATAAGGATACTCACTATATTAAAACTATCTGCTACCCAGCTAACTTTTCTTACGCAATAAAAAAAGTAGCAGAAGAGAAATTAAATGAGAAAAAAAGTTATAGTTCTATAAAAGAATACATTGATACTTACAAAAGTATTAGTGAAAAAATGATTAACATAGTTAATGTGTAGCATTTAATTATACGATTAAGTTATGGCAAATAGTAATAGAACAGAGATCTATATAGAAGGATCTAAGGAAGCAATTGATAATTTCGTAGAACGATTTGAAAAGTGCCATAGTGGGCCTTACCCAAATCAAAAAGAAGCACCCCATATTGTAGATGAATTTGGAGCAGATGCAGAATTATTTATTGATAAGGTTGGTTCAAAATGGGTTCAAATTTGGGATGAAGGATATTATCGTTCAAGTGATAATAGATGTGAAATTTATTTAGATACAGCTTGGTATCCACCATCAGACATGATTTTAGAGATTTACAGACAAATGGCTGAAATTGACGATGAAATCAAAGTCTCAGGCAAATATTGGGATGAAGGACATCAACCAATTGGAGTATTTGAAGTATACTATGGAGAAATAATTAAGGAAGAACAAGATATTGATGATGATGAAGATCAAGAATATTTTTGGGATGATGTAATTGAACCTGCATTTGATAAACTTCAAAAGAAGTTAGATAAAGTAATGGAAGAGATATAATGTGAATGGTATTTACAAATGTAAAATAAAAGCGTTTGCCTATACGCTTAATAATACCTGGCAAAAATTAAATAAGTAAAACATGGGAAAAAATGTTGTAGTATCACTTAGCGGCGGGATGGACTCGTCAACTTTATTATTACGTGCTCTTAAAGAGTATGATCAAGTAACAGCTATTTCTTTTAATTATGGTCAAAAGCATAGTGTTGAGTTAGAAAAAGCTAAATCTTTAGTCGATTATATTCATGAAACTTCTCCTGAACTATCAGGAAAACTTAGACATGAAATTATTACCCTTGGAGGTTTATCTAGTCTACTTAACTCTGCTTTAGTAGCAGGAGGAGATGATGTACCAGAAGGTCATTATGAAGAGGATAACATGAAAGCTACTGTTGTTCCTAATCGTAATAAAATATTTGCTTCTATTACACAGGCAGTTGCTCTATCAGCTGCTAATGCTAATGGAAACGATACAGATATTGCTTTAGGAATTCATTCAGGTGATCATGCTATTTATCCAGATTGTCGTCAAGAATTTAGAGATGCAGATGATGCAGCTTTTAGAATCGGTAACTGGGATGCTGAAAAAGTAGGATATTTTACTCCTTATCTTGATACAGATAAATTAGGTATCTTAAAAGATGGAGAAAAATTATGTGAAATTTTAGGTATTGATTTTGATGAAGTTTATAAAAGAACAAATACTTCTTACAAGCCTTATCCTTCGGGAAATAGTGATTATAAGTCTGCTTCTAGTGTTGAGAGGATTGAGGCTTTTATTGCTCTTGGCAGAAAAGATCCCGTACAATATGAGGATGAAACTGGAGAAGTGGATTACGAAGTAGCAAAAGCTGCAGTTGAGAAGGTATTAGCCGATCACGTAGCTTAAGTTTATGGTCCATTTAGATTGTGTATGCAATTAGCTCCTCAATCTCTTGTACTTGCAGATGTAAAGTAAATGGATCTAAATGGCCCGTTCGTCTATCGGCTAGGACGCCAGGTTTTCATCCTGGTAAGAGGGGTTCGATTCCCCTACGGGCTACTAATAAATACGTAAATGAAAAAAGAACCAAACACTAAACCAATTACTATTATTTTCTGTGTCCCAGGAAATAGGTTTTCAGATACATTTTTAAAATGTTGGACTAATTTATTTGTTTGGTGTATAAACAATAATATTAATCCTATTTTAAGTAACCAGTATGATTCTAATGTTTATTACGTTAGAAACCGTTGTTTAGGTGCTGATACACGAAGAGGAGTTAATCAAAATCCATGGGATGGTAAAGTTGATTATGATTACATAATGTGGATTGATTCTGATATGTTTTTTGCTCCTGAACAAGTCAAAACCCTCATCGATACAGATAAAGATATAATATCAGGTATTTATAAAATGGCTAGCAATGCAGCTTATGCAACTGTAGAAAATTGGGATAATGAATACTACAGTAACAATGGTAAGTATGAATTTTTAAATGAAAATCATTTACTAGATAAAGCAGAAGAAAAAGTATTTCCCGTTGCTTATACTGGATTTGGATTTATGCTTATCAAAAAAGGTGTTTTTGAAAAATTAGAATACCCTTGGTTTAGACCTGTATGGGAAGAGTATAGTGAAGGAGTTAGAGATTTTTGTTCTGAAGATGTAGGATTCTGCCTAAAAGCTACTGAGGCTGGATTCAAGATTTTTGTCAATACTGATGTTAGACCTGGTCATGAAAAAAGTTGGATTATATAAAAAAATTTCTTATATTTATATTAATAGTGTCGTAGCACCACTTTAAAAACACATTTATGGAAGAACAAATACACAATGAGTTATGGGATAGAGACAACAGAG